AAGCAGTACAACAAGGAGGTGATGAAGGAGGCTCTGTACAAGTCTCCGATGGCTCCAGGCAAGGGTGAGTACGCCCCGACCCTGAAGCTGAAGATGATGACCGGTGCCAACGGTGACTTTACCGCCGAGGCGTACGACTCGAACCGTAAGCTGCTGAAGCTGACCCCAGACAGTCTGGAGACGGGTCAGGGCGTGGTGACCATCGTAGAGATTAACCAGATCTGGTTCATCGACAACAAGTTTGGCATCAGCGTTCGTCTCCAGCAGATGCTCCTGGCACCGACCAACAAGCTGAAGGGCTTCGGTTTCATCGACCAGCCTGCGGTTGAGGCGGCCCCCAGTGACACGGCTGACGCCGAGGACGAGGATGAGCTTGTGGAGGATGATGAGGACGCAGACGTATGACTCGTAAAAATTCCTCCGTTTTTTGTAGGATAGTATGTACACCATAAAAAATACAACGGGTGGGTGTGGGGCGAAAGGCGCAAGCGGCGCCGGAATCGCCCCACCTGGAAACCCAGGGGAGGTTCTTTATCTGGTTTCTTCGGGTGTTGCAGGTGCGGCGGCGGATGTGTTGTACAAGGGGAGTGGCAATCTCTACGCGTCAAATTCAGTGACGACGGCCAACGTGTTTGTTACAGACACGTTAAACGTCGACGGATCAATGACGGCCAACGCTGCGAATGCCACCTTCTTTTTTGACACGTTTACAATCCCGTACATAAACACTCAAGTCATCAATGTCGCGACGAGCATGACTTTATCTGGAAATCTGTCGGCACCTTTGGCAAACATCACGACACTGAACGTGAACTATCTGACTGTCAACTCAGCCGTCGTGTACGGGACGAGTACACTGAACGTCTATGGTGTTTCAAACTTGTCAACGACGACCGTGAATGGGTCGATGAATGTCACAGGACCCCTTGCAACGCTCGCAAACTTGTACGCCTCGAACGCGGTGACTACGGCCAATGTTTTCTCGACAAACGTCTACGCGAGTAAATACGTAGGGATAGGAAACTCAACACCTCCTCAGCCTCTCACTATTACATGCACGAATACTGGGCCGATTGCAACAGATCCCACTGGAATAACTCTTAAAAATGGTAATGTGGATGTTTTGCTAGGAACTAACGCGAGTACCAACACGGGTCAGATTCAGGTCACATCGGGTGGTACCTCTTCTACATCAGGTGCGACACCGTACTCCCTGTTTTTGAATCCACGTGGCGGGACGGTTGCCGTAAATTACACCGCCAACCCGGCGGCGAATCTGTATGTAGCTGGTTCAGTCAGTATAGGAGCTGCCGGATACGCTGGTGTCAATCAAACGAATGGTCTCTTGGTGTCGGGCAACGTCGGTATCGGGACGGCGAGTCCAAGTGCTACGTTAGATATAAGAGGAGGAAGTATATCATTAGGTAGTTTTGATACATCTTCAGCAGCTAGATATGTTGGACTTTATAACGTCAACGAGTCTGGTGGTCCACTCGTCGGAATGGAGATTGAAAACACCACTTTGACGGGAAATTACAGTCAGAAACTTCATCTCAGAACACACTGGTTCGGTAATAACAACGGACGTCGACTCACCATTGACGAATATGGAAATGTTTTTACAACGAAAAATTTAACGACGAACAATCCGTACTGGTTCATCACACATTCTGTAGGTGGTAATGCGACGTACAATTCAACGAGTGGAGCGTGGTTTTCATCCACTGCAAATGGAACAATTTACGGTAATTATATCGCAGTCGGTGGAACTGCTTCTGCATCGGCATTCAATACGACGACTGGTACATTTACGTTTCCAGCCGCGGGCACGTACACGATAAGCGTTCCCATGTTTATCAACGGTGCGACAGGTGGTCGATATGCAATAGCAATTTTCGGGAGTTCTATTAAACCAGGAAGTCAGTATTTCGAGTTTACGAGCAACAACCTCGCAAGTAATGAAATGAGAACATGGACTTATGTAAAACAGGTGAATGCGGGTGACACAATGTACTTGAGTACACCAGCTGGTAGTATTACGCTGTACTTGGCCGAAGTGCATACGACTCTTAATATTTTTAAGATTGGCTAATTGCAAATGATATGGTATGCAGTCGTATCAGACAAGATTGAAACAGTCTATGCGGGCGACGGTGATTCGTGTGATCTCAGACGGAACATCGTGGGGTTTGAGGAATTCCAGCACATTCCCGTCCCGGATGGCATGAATATACACACCATTATGTGGAACGGTTCTGAAATAGTCGAGGACACTGATAAAATTCAGGTGAATTTACAGGAACAATGGAACTTATTTCGCCAAGAAAGAAACAATAGACTCGTGTCTTCTGACTGGACACGCCTCGACGATGTTCAGTGTGATAAAGAAGCATGGGCCGTGTACCGCCAAGCGCTCCGGGATCTTCCGAGTACTGTCACAGACCCAACGAACGTAACCTGGCCCGCGCCACCGTCTTGATTTCTTTTTTCCGAGTGTACAGTAGAGATGGATCGTGATTCTATTATTATGCGTGTCGCATTCGCTGTGATCATCGGTGTTCTGGGCTTTTACGTGTACAAGTGGTGGCTGAGCACCAAGAGCACGTACGTCCCCGAGCCCAGCACGACTAAGGAGACTGAGTACGTGCCGCCAGAGCAGGACAGCCCCCCAAGCGGCCCAGGTGTGACTATGTACGGCTCAGACTCGTGCCCGTGGTGCACCAAGCAGAAGGATTACTTCAAGGAGAAGGGCACCGAGTACACGTTCGTGGATTGTGCTCAGGGCAAGTGCCCCAATTTCGTCTCTGGTTTCCCGACCCTCGTGGTTGACGGTGAGATCAAGGTGGGATACCAGGAAATCTAGGCGGAGGCGTCTTAGCCCAAGTCGCGAAGAGACTTGTTCGTGGTTCCTTCGCCGCGCAGCGGCGGCACACAAAGGGCACGCCCTTTGAATAAATTTCGTACATAAAACTAAATGGGTCTGTTTGCAAACGCTTTCAAAATTGGTGCCGGGATTATGACGGCACAAATTTTGTTTCTCGCGATCGGTATGTTTTTTCTAATCATCGGCATGAACATGCTTTCCAAGGCCAAGGAGAGTGGGAAGAGCCTTGTGCCAGCCTATGCCGTGATGGGCACAGGCGTCGTGCTCGGTCTCGGTCTCGGTGCCGGTATGTTTTTTGAACAACTCGGTAACCACGCGAACAACTTCTAATCCAGCGTGGCGTTGAGAGCCTCCTCGATCAGAGCCGCTGAGCGAGCCACTGGGACATCCTCCTCGTCCTCAACTTCTGGGACCTCGGGCTCGGGTTCCGGGACGACTGGAGCGGGCTCCGGGACCGGCTCGGGTTCCGGGGCGACCGGAACAGGCTCAGGAACAGCGACTGGAGCGGGATCAGGGGGTGGTGCGCCGTGCGGGGAACCCATTTACTAGTTGTAAATAAATTAAATTAAACCTTCCGCCGCAGGCGGAAGTTCGCCACCGCAGGCGGACAACCAGAGACGCTCCGCGTCTCCCCTTGTCCTAAATTGTCGGCAAACGCATTGCCTGGAATGTATCAAAGACGTTGCTCTGGACGTTGAAGAACATTCCCGGGAATATGAGCCCTGGAAGCGAACGCTGGAAATGAAGAACCACGCTCGTCGGACCGAGGAGGTACAGGAATGCGAGCATCAAAGCACATGTGAGCACCTGTAGGTACGCCAGAGGCACTGCACTATTCGGATATCTCCTTGACAAAGCGGCAAACTGTTTGTCAATGAGGACCGCGAGCATGATGCCACCCCCTGAGAGGAGCACCGATGCTGCGGAAATTGAGAGTATGTCACTCGCCTTGTCTATGCGACCGTCAAATGGATTGACTGGCATCTCTTACTTAGTACTTACAAGATACAATAATTCCATAACCTCTTTGCGACCCTCCTTCTCTTTCTTAGTGTTTGCTGAATAGCGTGTATACGGCTGTTCTATCAGTCGAACGGTGTACGGCTCGAGAATAGCCTGCCACCCCGCTTGACCTATGATGCCCTCGTCGTTGTACGAGATGAGCGTGTAGCGTGAGACCCGTGTGCAGTGTTCGAGAAGGTGACGCATGGCACGTACCGCCTCAACCTTGTGGTTATAGGCTGATTTGACACGCTCTTTGGGAAGTCCCGTGACGGCGTTGACATTCGTGGGTTGCTCGTTTTTACACACGACGTTGTGCAAAAAGTAAAACGCCGAGTACTCGTGTTCGTTGTACGGCGGGTCCAGGTAAATGAGGTCGAGTGATTTGTCTGGCATGCGCTCCAAAAGGTCGTTTGTCGATTCACAGTGACAGTGAACCTCGCATGAATTTGGATTGAAAATCGGAACCTGGAGAACCATCGGTGCAACCACACGGTCACCACACTTTTCAAAGGAACCGATGTTATCCTTGTTTTTGCTGAACGCCTTGAAGTGGCCATATGTATTCGCCTTGAGTGACATTTGAATGAGAATCGGACAGAGACACCAGTGCCTGACGTCCTCTTCGACGTTGTCCTCGATGTACTTGCGCCACGTGTCGACCCGAAGGGCATTTTCATGTGTGAAAAAACAACGCTCACCCACCTGGACGTTCTGTGTGTCTGCAGGGGCATACATGTCCGTGATTACACCAGGGGTGAAGTCGGTCACAGCGTTCATACGCTCAATGTGTCCCTGAATGCGTTGAATTTGATCGTCGGTCGGGCGTTCCAGAAAACACTTGGCAGCCACGAGGGAATACATCTCGAGATCGTTCGTGTGTATCTCGGACGCATGACTCGCGAGCATGCGTGCCACGACCGTCGACCCTGTGAATCCATCGAGTATACGGATCTTATCGTCGCCGAAAATTTCGACAACCGTACGTTCGATGAAATCGAGTAATTTACGTTTGTTGCCTAGGTATGTGAACATAGGCTGCAGAACAAAGTCCGTCATAGATTGTTAACGACGTAAATCTTTAATTACCCCTGCGCAACAACGGGCTTCGCCCGTTGGACTTTTACAAACGGAACAGGGAGATACCCAGAGCCAGCAGGAAGGTCTGCAGCAGGCTGTCAACTGGGCGGAGGATGTTGATGTGCTTCACCATCGTACCGTTCCACAGGAAACGCAGGATGAACGTCAGGATAATGACGTACAGAATGAAGATGGTCAGGTTGTACAGGAGGTCCTGGGTGTTGCGGGATCCAAGAACGGCAAGCATTTTAATTTGTGCGGAGAAAATAAGATGGTGGGGCCGACGAAATCTTCGTCGTGCTGTACGGCATGTGCGGCGAAAAGGCCATGTGCGTCGACGAGGCCGAGGCCAAGGCCGAAATCTTCGACGCCTGCTGCAAATGCGGCCAAGAAAAAGGCGGTTGCGCTCGCGACTCTCTTTAAGTGGGACCCATGGGGTTCCATGGGACGCCACCACGACAATTGTTACGACTATGCATTCGGCCTGAACAACATCAAAGCGCTCAACAAGGATGTTCCTGGAAACATGGCTGGAAACAAAGCGTGGGGTCTCACGTTCACAAACTGTAATGGAATAGCGAAGCGTGTCCTCGAGGATTACAAGGGCCTGGCGTACAGATGCAAGCCATCTGACCCGTGTCCCATCGGGTATTACAAGGTGATGAACTTTGTGGCGCCCAACGGTGGCGATTTCCATTGGTACCGTGAGACGAACGGTGTGCGTTACAGAACGCGTCCAGGGGACACCGTGACGGGCCTGGCGCGTTTCTTCCGCGTGACACCAGCCGTCATTCGCGCCGCTGTTGCGAAAGGCACGAGACCTATGAGTGCATCCAATGGTCGGATCGCAAACACGAACCGTAACCTGCCTGTCCTGAACCAGATGGTTCACCGAGGATCCGGTGCGATCCGTGCAGGCAAGGTGATTCAGTTTCCAGTCAGACTCTGGAGCCACAAGCAGGGATTCGCAACCGGCCCCGTCCTGGTCGATGCGTCCGGGAAGACGATCACGGACCCGCGCCGTGCCAACCGCGCCTACCCCGGCCTGAATTACTCCAAGTTTTGCTCGGCGTACATGGTCAAGGCGGGGGCTGGACGGGCTGCGCTCGCGCGTTCCCGGCGCTCCTCAACTGTTCGGGTAAACGGACTCCAATCTCTTGGAATACTTCGTCGATGAATTCGTCAAATCCAATGTCGAAGAAAATGTCCGTGATGTACCGGGGCTGGAGAGACGATATGCCAAACGTCGAAAACATGTCCGCGACGTTGCTCGTGGTGTACGAGTCACGCGTGACGGTGTTTGATGCGAGGTGGTGCACTGATATGCTCACCTTGTATTGAGGCTGATCGAACGGTGCGCGACACATCGGACACGTGTACGAGGTGCGTTTCCACCTATCGAGGCACCGGCTATGAAACGAGTGGTGACAGGGCAGAGTCCGAGATGTCCCCTGTGCCATGGTCAAGAGACACACGGGACACGAGTCTCCTCTGTGCTGTGTACACGTGGTTTCGTCGGAGACGGCGTTCCGGCGACATTGAACCCCGTGTTGGGTTGTCGCTTGGCACCTCTGCATATCATTTACGAATTTTTTTGTTCACGGTAATTCCCTCGGCTGGCGTGTCCGGAGGATGTTCACTTGGTGCTCGAGAGACCTGATGGCTTCGCGGTACTTGACACGGATGTTATCCTCGACGTGGTGTTTAAAAATAATCAAAGGGTCGTTGTCCTGTTCGGTGCGACACACAGGGCATTCGTCATTCGTTTCAAACCAGGTCATGATACAGCTGGTATGAAATGCGTGCGTACAAGAAAGTCGTTTGGCTCCGTATGAATTGAGGCTCGGTACCGCTTCAAGACAGACGGCACATGTTTGGGAATGGTGTACACAACACTTCCCGTTGATGAGTGCAGGGCGTTTGCACTTTCGACCCTCCAGAGTCAGAGACGTACATGCCATATAACTTGAGCAAAGACAAAATCTGTTGATGAATTTCTTCAGGAGTCTGGTGGGCGTTGATGACATGGACTTTGCACGGCACGTTCATCAACATGCGCGTGTACAGGATGTCCAGGTCTTTTAGGTACTCTAATGAAACACCCGAGTCACCAGACTGCTTGCGCTTCTTGATGTGTTGAAACGCCACCTCAGGCGTCTTGGACAGAAAGATGTACACGTCTGGGAACCACGTGTCCTTTTCGTACTGGTACGAGTACACGTCATTCTCCTCTGGCCTCACGAGCTTCTTTTGAAGCAGGTTTTCCCAAAATACATGGCGCGTACTGAGGAGACACCGTTCGTACACGACAACATCCTTGGTTTTCACGGGTTGAAGCGTCTGTAGAATTTTCATTTGAAGTAAAAGTGCCCATCTGGACTTGTCTTTGTAGAACAACTCCAGAGGCCAATTCTCGATGGGTTCACGCTGAACCGTCCACCCCTTTTCTTCGAGGAGGTTCAACTGGGTGGTTTTGCCGGATCCGATGTTCCCGTCAATCACCACCTTCATTAGTATTTTATGTACAGACATCTCTAGTTCGTATTCGCCTGCGAGCTGAATGCGGGTGCGCGGCACGCGGCGTCCGAGGGGACAACGTAGGCGTCTGGGCCCTTCTCCTGAAGGTAACGGCGGTACGCCAGGTTATCCTCGTAGCTGATACCCTGCTTCGTCATGATGACGTCATTGTAGATGCGGGAGGACTCATAGACATTGAAGCAGCGATCTGCTCCCATACCAAGACGAGTCGACATTTACAAGTAGTTAATATTAAAATCCAACAGGGGCGTAGCGCCTGTTGTCCGTGGCTTCTGTGGCAAACAAGTCCTTCGGACTTGGTCTAAAATCTAACAACCCCCTCCTGCTTCAGCTTGCTCACAATGTCATCAAACTTGCTCCCCTTGATCACATCGAACGTATCCTCCTTGGTCGCCTCAATCTTGGTCTTCTGCAACTTCTCGTTGAGCACCTCGTACGCCAGAGCAATTTCTCTCAACGTCTCCGCCCCTGTGACGATGATTTTCCCCGTGCTGAAGATGCTCGCCGTCACCTGCTTGGTGTTGGACGCCGGATGAAACTTCACCTTGACTGCCGAGTACCTTTCGGGGTTGAACGACACGACAAACTTCGGGTCCGCTGAAAGCACATCAATAACCTTCATCAAGTTGACTGACGAGTTCATCGAAAAGTTGGTGTTGATCATGACGACCCGGAAGTTCTCCATCTTGAGCGGCTCTTCGCGTTCGAGAATCTTCTGTACCAGAAATGACAGCTGCTTCATTATCCTTTTGCAATCCCGCAGATCCGAGCACCCCGCCACCTGCACAGACCCGTTCGGGAACATCTTTATCGACTTGTTCGAATACTGGTCCTCGTAGCCGACGGACACCTGGTTATAAAAAGCGGTGCTTTTTAAAGACCACTCAAACCCATTCGTATGCGCCCCCTTTCGGCGTATACGAATCGGCCCATCTGCAAATGCGGCTCGAATCTTTTCAATGTCAATGTCACACATAAACTTGCACAGCATCGTTATCGTCGTGATTCGGATCCATGACGGCGGAGACGGGTACTTTGTCCGAACATCGTCGAGTGTGACGATGTATCGTTTGGTCGCCATCAGTGGATAATCTCCTTTATAAGTACCTTACGAAGGTTGTTTTTCTTTATGTGGTCTGTGAGGCGTCTGAATTGGTATGATGTCAGTTTGATGTACTTCTTTCTTGGCTTTTGGGAGACACGTTTTTTCTTCCCTGGAGCCCCACGGGCTCCAGTGCCGACGCGACGTCCACCGACGCGGCGTCTGCGGCGACTCTCAACGAGTCTCTTTGCCGCGTTCGGTCCACCCATCGCGTAGATGTTCGTGAACGTGTTGTTCGGGAGTCTCGTCATGGCCTTGGCTCGTGTGACGTTTCCGTTTGCAGCCTTGAGCGCCTTGATACCCTGCTCGACCGCTTCGGCACCACCTGCGCCACGAATGAGCTGCTCGGACGTGGCAGCCAGCTGACGATTTCCATTCGTCGTCGGGGCTGAAACGGCGAGACGACTCGCGTTCGACGTCGTGCCCGCGTTGCCCGTCGTTACACGAGCTCCCCCTGCGTTGCCAGTCGTTACACGCGATCCACTTACATTGCCGGTTGTAGCACGCGATCCACCCATCTGTTGACCACCTACACGTGTTCCACCGAACGTCTGGGCGCCGATACGAGCTGCACCCACTGTGATCTGAGGCTTGAATACGATTCCGCCACCTGCACCTCCACCTCTTCTGTTGCGGTTTCCGTAGTTGTTTCCGTAGTTGTTTCCGTAGTTATTTCTGTATCGGTTTCTCGGTCCTGGTCCAACTCCGACAGAAACACCAGTGGTGGTGGTGCTCGCTGGTTTTGGAGCTGGTCCGTATCCTCTGTGTTCGAGCTGGGACTCAAGTGCAAGTTCTTTGTTGTTCTTGTAATATCCTAAACCTTTGTTGTTCTTTTTGAGCACGTAGCCGAATGGTATCTTCATACCCTTCTTGAATGGTATAAACGACGAGGGTCCAGTTGGACCAGGTGGTTTTGGAGCAAAAAGACCACTGAAAAACCCACCACCCGTCGTGGCTCTGCCGCCTGCGGGTCTTGGACCAAAAAGACCACCGAAGAAACCGCCGCCGCCACCGCCGACATTCAGGGGTTTGTTTCCTGTCAGACGTCGTCTTTCTTCATTCGTCAGCTTGATGTTGGGGTGAGCCAGAATTGCGTTGATAAGCGCCTTGTTGTATATGGGCTTCACACCCGAAAGGTGATTCTGAAGAGCCTTGCGTAGGGCCGTGTTGTTAAACGCGGGAACCGAAGGAACGGGTTTGAGTTTTGCTTCGAGGAGTTTCAATTTTTCTTTATTAGCCACCTTTCTCCACCCCTTGAAACCACCCGCATTCAGGTTACTTGCTATTCTGCTTTTAACGGTTGCCTGGTTATGGGTCAAAATTTCGTTGAGCAGCGAATTAATCTGGAACTTTCTGTTTGCCGCCGCCTTATTTGCTGCTGCCTTGTTGGCTGCCGCCTTGTTAGCCGCCGCCTTTTTGACCGCCGCTTTGTTAGCCGCCGCCTTGTTGGCCGCCGCCTTCATTATTCGTTTGTACTTTTTGTTCAATTGTTCTTTGTTACCGGGTGCCAACTTTCGTCTTCCGAACATTCCGAGCTGTTTGTACCCTACTATGAAAGAAGAGTTGGTATTGTTCATTTGCATCAACTTGTTTACAGTTGCTCGTGTAACCTCTTCGGCAGCTGCGCGTTTTTCATTCTTTTTAAAATTCGCGAGTTGTTTTCTGATTGCCCGAACATTTGCATTATTCAATAAACCAGGTCGCCCTTTGTGCGCCGCGTTATATTTCTCAAGCAACTCTCTAGCGTTTCCAGCGTTGAATTCTAGACCACTGGCTAGTCTGTTTCTGTAAGTTCTTATAGCAAGTAGAGTATCGTTCGAAGGACGGGCTAGGTTTTTGTTGAGTTCAGCCATTCCCTTGGTTGCAGCCTTTTCCCTTGCCGCTAGTTCTTTCGCAGCCTTCTTTGATGCATTTTTGTTTGCTTCGAAAGCTTTAATCTTATTACGAAGGTTCTTGATTCTCTGGTTATTTTTACTGTTCATCTGGAGTGGATGTAACTTTTTATAATTTCTAATTGCAATTTTAGCTTCCAATAATTTACTGTTATTTAACGTGGTGTAGTATTCACCTTCTATTCTTCTAAAAATAGCCTCGTTGGCCGCCTTACTTGCAGCTGCTTTCGCTTCAGCTGCTACTTTTCTTTTTTCTGTCATCTCTGACACTCTGGCACCGACAGACCCAGTCATTCCGGCAAAACGACTTTTACTTGGACCGGCTGCGGCCGCTTTCTCAGCCGCTCTTTTATTAAATTCCTCTAGTGCCGTTTTTAATCCCTGGTTGCTGTGTCGAGTGATACGGAATCTGTTGATACGAGGAATTGGCCGATTTCCTTTTCCCATGACAAGTTGCGTAAGTCGTTCTAATTCCGTTTTTTCCCTTGCCGCCTTATTGGATGCCGCTTTCGCCGCCTTGTTGGCTGCCTCTTTTTCCCTCGCCGCCTTGTTGGCTGCCTTCTTTGGTGCGGCCGCAGCTGCTGCTGCTGCTCTGTTTGCTTTGAATTTTCTCAGACGATTTTTAATTGTTATTCGAGTCCGAGGCGCACGAGGCTGAGGCGGAGGAATCATCACCTCCTCTTCCTCTGCGACAGAACCAGTCGACGAAGCCGGTGGAAGGGAACCGGACGAAGAGGCCACTGGAAGGGGTCCACTACCACTGGCAACCAAAAGACTTTTTGATCTTGTCAATGTTGGACCAGGTCCAGTGGCTGGTATCTTTCCTCGTGGTTTTGAGAAGAGTGCTCTTCCAGTCTGTACCGCCGCTCGTGCCGCAGCTTTTGCATTGTTACGAACCTTAGCCACTCGTCGAGCAGTATTATTAAGTTTACCTGCACCCAAGCCAGAGAATAACTGTCTTTTACGAGTCCCTGGCGGCATCACTAATCTGACGCAAGGAAAAAATCGTGTCCTGTCCCCGGGTGAATGCCTGGTGACCATGGGAAGATACTCAAAAACAAGCATGCCTCTTACTCTCCTTCCCCCGTTCCAGCCCGCTGGTGTCAAGTGGCTCCTGGAACGCGAGAATGACGACGGAGTTTGTGGTGGTTTCCTGTGTGACGAGATGGGTATTGGCAAGACGGCTCAGCTGGTGGCGATGATGTGTCGCAATCCACTTTCCAAGACGCTCATCGTGGTGCCCAAGTCTATCGTAGGTCAGTGGCGTAACGAGATTCAACGCTTCACTGACAACCAGATGCCTGTTCGTATGTTTGATGGCCCGAATCGCCTGGAGCGTATCGGTGACCTGACGCAGTTTGAGGGTGTTGTCCTGGCTCCGTACTCTGTCATGAATGCTCACAGTCTTTTGCACGATTACAAGTGGGACCGTCTGATCCTGGATGAAGGGCACGAGATTCGCAACTCGAAAACCAAGGTGCACCGGTGTCTGGCGGCTCTGGACGCAGGCATCAAGTGGGTCGTGTCTGGTACCCCGGTCTTCAATTCGATGAAGGATTTTGTATCGCTGTGTTCGTTTGTCGGTCTGACGCGCGGGGATGTTCTTCGGGACTATGAGAAAATACGCCAAAAGTACGTGCTTCGTCGTACGAAGGAATCCAAGTCTGTGATGGACACCATCGAGCTGGACATGTACCCCGAGGAGCAGCAGCTGTACACCAAGGCGTTCCAGTACGGTCAGGGACTTCTGGACAGTACGGACAATGCGATCATCATGCTGGAGGGTATCCTGCGACTGCGGCAAGTGATGACGTGGCCACAGCTTTTCACGGACGGCCTCGCGATCAAGGAGAATACGGATCCCGAGCTGTACACCGGACGGTCGAAGAAACACGAGGTGCTGATGGAGTCGATCGAGTCCCACCCCGACGAGAAGGCTCTGATTTTCACACAGTTTACGGTCGAGACGGACCGCATCCAGGAGATGTTGACCGAACGCGGCATCCCGACCTTTCGGATAGATGGCCATGTCACGGACAAGGAGGAGCGTGAGATTCGTATCGAGCAGTTTCGGAGAGCCCCGTCGAACGCGGTGTTTCTTATCCAGATTCGGGCGGGTGGTGTCGGACTGAACTTGCAGGAGGCGTCCCGGGTGTACATTACGAGTCCGGCGTGGAATCCAGCGACGGAGTTGCAGGCGATTGGGCGAGCGGATCGGACGGGGCAGAAGCGTAAGGTACACGTCACGCGTATGGTGTACCGTACGTTTCCGGGGGTGAACTCTATCGAGGAGTTTATGATGGACTTGCACGACAAGAAATCGAACATCGTCGCGGACATCCTGGGTGGGCAGAAGAAGAGTGGGTCATCGGATCTGACGATGCGGACCATTGCTAAGATTTTCTCGGTCTAAAACCACAACGGGCGGTGCCCGTTGATTGTCACGCATGCGGACAACGGGCACTGCGTGCCCCTTGGACTAAACTGCTAAGATTTTCTCCGTCTAATATAGATATGGCTTCCCGTGCACTCGTCCTCCACAAAAAAGAACCCGCCACATCAGGTGGTCTCACGTCCAAGAAACTCACAGTGTCCAAATCGAGCGGCGAAATTGTCAGCAAGGCGAAAGCGAAGCAGGGGAAGGAGAGCACGTGGGCGATCGACACGCGTCTGTGCCGCAAGGATCTCAAGCTCACGGGCATGGTTCTTTTCAACGTCGGTAAGGATGGTAAGGCTCTCTACGCATGCGTCAAGGACCGTCAGGCGAAGAGAATTTCTTGAGGTATATAAAGATGCCTCACCTGACCAAACAGCAGAAGGATGTCTCCAAGCGCGGTAAAGCGCTCAAGTTTTGCTATAAGAAACTCGGCCTCGAGGGTTTCGTGCCCGCCACCAAGGGGTCCATGCTCGATGCATGCATCGAGGCGAAGCTGTCCAAGAAGTAAATTCCTTTCCGTCTTCGACGGAAAGTCCGTGCCCGTTGGGGAATTAAATCTCCGTAAATAGAAATGCCCAACTACGTCCCAACGAAGTTCTATGCCTCCGCAGGCAAGCGCCTGTTCAAGTCCAAGAAGACCGGTAAGCTGTTCGTGCGTCGTGCCGACGGCGCTCGCAGCTACCGCTCCAGCGGCATCCAGGTGAGCCACATGGACACCAGCCACGGCAAGCGCGTCGTGCGCAAGCACCACGTGTCCGTGCCCTACGGCATGAAGCCCATTGCCAAGTACGTGTCACCAATTCGTTCATCGTACAACACCATGGCGTCCGTTTTCCTCCGCCGTTAAACAGGTGTCACGTGTGACACCGCCGCGCAGCGGCTCCAAAAGTTCGGCGCACAACGGGCTGAAAGCCCGTTGTCCTAGATGAACGCAAATCCTTTCAGCGCGTCGCCGTCCGCCACTTCACACTTTGATTCAACAGCCGCAGGACCGGTTCGCTTGCGAATAACCACCTGGTGCGCGCGCACAATCAAACCGTAGACATCCTGGAAAAAATAAATTCCCGAAACCTCAATGATACAGCTCAGAACGTCCCCCTTGAGGGTCCCTTCTTCGATGGCAGGAAACACACTCTTCTTCTGCTCATCAAAGAATTGCGTCAGCGGGTCCACCTTGATTCGGATTCCATTGTCTTTTACGTTTGAACGAAACGGCGTAGAACCAGATGCGATCTCCTCGAGCGTCTCCGTCCACCACGTGCAAAAATCGGGTGGCATTTCGAGCGTCATGGATTTGAAATCCGAAATGCCGTTGTACATGACGCGCCCCGTGGGAATCTGGAATCGAAGCAGAGACCCATCCGCCTGCGTCACTTTCGTCCCCCCTCCGCGCTTTCCAGCAAAGACGAGCGTCGACGTGTCAACCTCAGACCACTTCATAGAATTAATGTCAGCTATTTCTATAGATGGATTTCTACACGAGTCTCTTTTGGATCGGTTTCATCACTCTGCTCCTCGCACACATTCAGCTGCTTCGTCAGCACATTCAAACGGCGACTCGTCAACACGCAGTGATCGCATTGACAGGTCTCGCATTCATGTTTGTAGGGTCAAAAATTGGTCGTGAATTCCTCGGTATCAGCTAGAAATTCTTATTTTCTAACCCTAAGTAAATGCCGACCACGTTTAGGGTGGTGCATCAAGCGAACCTGGAGGAAATGCAAAGGTTACGTCAGCTTATCCGTAACCTAAAAAACATTAGAAATATCAAAAACAATTGGAACCCTGAAAATTGGACCAATACTTTTAACAACGAGAACATCCCGCGTCTCCAAGCTCTGTACGAAGCGAAGAAGAGAAACCCATCGGCTTACAACTTGCCTAAATTGAAAAAAAACCTAAAAAATGTGGACAGTAGAC